CTAACGCCGCAGCTCGCAGAATAACTGACTCATCGCTCTCGTTTGAAAGCGCCAAAAGTGCTTCGCGCAAGGCACATACGGTACACGNNATGTTTGCGGATGATAGGCCTGACGAAAGAACTCGGTATCCGGAACGTCAGTAGGATCTGTTTCGGCTATTAGCTTTACAGCCAATTGAATCGGCGACTCTGTATTGCAAGTTGCGAGTTTGGCTTTCGCAATTGCGACAGCAACCGGTGAAGAATCAATACCCCAGGCGCTTAAACCAAACTTTCGGGCAGCAAAAAGCGTTGTGCCCCGACCACAAAACGGATCCAGCACAATTGGTCCGTCATTCTTGTGTTTCCGCAGCACCTTGAGAGGGTATTCCAGNGGAAACATCGTGAAGTAAGGACAAATTGCATTTAACGCATGCTCTTTATCATAGGCAAGAGACATGTTCGGAGTTCTGGATATTTTCGTCATTTTGGCTTATCCGTGCGAGTTTACACACCTATTGATCAGTAGGGAACGATTACCGACCGACTGTTCCGGATTTCAGATCGAGAAGTTGTGAGCCAGCGTCTCGACGTGCCACGAGTCCAGGCAATACCTTTCCGCCACCATAAACCCATCGACGTAATTCCTGTCTCGCTGCAGCCCAATTCCGCTGATTGATCCGTCGTCGCAGCGTCGAAGCCTGCAGCCGTCCCGCACCAAGATTGAACGTAAAATCTACGATGGCCGCAAGCCGCCCCTCGGGTTCGGTGGTCAGAACCGGGCAGTATCGTAGCGTCGCCTTCAGGGCCGATATCAGATCCCCAGCCAGATAGTCCTCGGCCTCAACCTCCGAAATCGATGGATGTTGCGCATCGCAAAGATGGCCGTAGCCGATCGTCCAGTACCCTGCAGGGCAGATATACGGGTGTGCACGTCGCCCGGGATCGAACCTCGGTACGCGATGAAAACCTTCGAACTGCTTGGCGAGATCAACAGCAACCTGTGGCACCTCGATCATGACCGCACCCGGTCAAACACACGCCCAAGGAACCAGAAGTTGAGTACTCCCGCCCACAGGGCTTGGTCCGCTTCCGTCCACGCGTGAAGGATGGCTGTACCCCAACTAGCACCAGCGGTTACGGCAGCGACGAACGCGGCTGTCTTCGCCGCACAGTACAAGGCCATGAACCAGTACGTGATCACCGGCCGAACGCTGGAAGACAACGCATCAGCCCATGCCACGCCAGTTTTCTCACCCTGGCCGCGCACCGCATCGCGTAGCGCTTCGATGGCCCCGGTATTCCAGGCCGCGTCAGCACTGGCACCGATCTCGGACATACGCTGCGCACCACGCAATTTCTCGAATTCCAGCGCTTTGTCCTGCATGGAGAGTTCGTGACTACGCTCACCATTGCGGTCCAGCCATTTGAGGATTTCCGGCGCGAGGCGAAACGCGCCACCGAGTAAACCGCCGAGCAGCGTTTCGATCATTGGGCACCACCGAACAATTTGAGTTTCACGAATGCGCCGGCAAGCAGCGCCATCACCATGCCCGTGACCAGCATTTTCACGATGGTCAGGCCGGCGGTTTTCTTGGCCTCCGTGAAGGCGTCCAGAAGTCCGCGCAACTCGTGAATGTCGCGGGCGGCATCCGGACCATCGAGCCCGACTTCGGATAGAGCATGCCGAGCACCACGCTCAGCCGCGCGCTCCAGAATCTCCTCGAATTCTTCATGCGGCAGCGTCACCATCTTGCGTCGCTCGATTTGTGCTTCGCTCATGTTTTCAGTCCTCCAGAAATGCGAAACCCGCCTCGGGGGCGGGTTCGGTGGTTGCAAAGTTTTCAGTTCAGATCGCGACGCCAGCACTCCATCCGACAACCTTGTAGGCGGACAGCACTGCTTCGTCTTCGATAAAGCAGAGCCAGCCCACTTTGGGGACGTAATACTCCCAGGCACTTGCCACACGGACGGCGATCTGGTTGGTCTTGCCTACCCAGGCGCCAGTGGCGGCAGCGGGGACGATGTAGCGGTCGCCATCGACTGGACTGGCCGGTGGCGTGGTCAGATCGCGATCCTTGACCGAGAGCCCGATGACCGCGCCGAGCCGCTTCAAGTTGGCGTCCATGCTGGTGTTCCAGCCCGACTCGCCCAGCGTCCAGCCGTAGGTGAGTCCGAGATTAGGATCAGTGCTTGCCATCAGGTACCTCCATAGTATTTGCCATAGTTCAGCCCGTAGCCTGCGCGGTCGACGCTGCGGGTCTGCTTCTGCCAACTGGTGTAGCCGGCGCGCACGGCTTCGATTTCAATCTTGAACTTGCCGTTGATGCGGCCCAGTCCGCTGTCCGTCGCTTCATCGGTAGTCAGGTAAGTCCAGGTTGTCGTCGATAGGCCCGTGACGGTTTTTTGCAGCGCATTGTTCTCGTNGTAGACGCGTACCGTCGTAGGTCGGTGCCGGCCTCCGGGCCCGATCGTTGCCCTCCGGCTGCGTCACCAGATAGACCGTCTGCTGCATCCGGTCACGGTGTGCCCACGTGAGAGCAATCTGGCCAAGAACCACCGTCGGCCACATCACGTTATTCACTTTGACGTTGCCCGGTGGATAAGGGCGGATCATTCGACCCGCAAAGGTGTAGCTGTCCGCTGGCGCAGCGGACTCCGCGAGACGCCCAAGGCCAGTCGCGGGCAGCATCTTGACCTGTAGCGATTCGCCAGACAGGTATTGCTCTGTGATCAGCGCCTCCAGCGCATCGGCAAACCAGATGCGCGCAGCGGCCAGATGCGGTGCCGGCACCGTATCAAGTACGCCCCGATCCACCGTGACTGTGCTGGCCACCAGATTGACCGCCTTGACCGCTACGATCTCGTTGTCGAGATACGCATAGGTGTCGAGTTTCACTACGTCCAGGTCTTGGCCGTTGCCGATGGTCAGTACCGTTACCTGCTCGTCAATGGCATTGGTGACTGTTGCATTCGGCGTAAAGCCCATCGTCTCCACCTCGGCGTAGGCGGCACTACCCTGGCGGGTCAACAGTTTGACGTTGAGCGAATCGCCAGAGGGCCGACTGGCGCAAGCGATCAGCAAACCACCTTGTGGATCCAGTTCGTCTCTGGCGGTCTGAGATTCGCCGACCACTCGTTTGACGACCGTCCACCACGGCGCTTCATTCAACCGTCGATACGGCACCGGCGCGGGCGAGGTCAGCGGCGACACCCACGAGGTTGGCGTCGGGGAAACATAGGAGGCCGACGGCAAGCCGAAAATATCCTCCACGCACTCGATTCGCACCCGGCCGTCAGTCAGGGTGCCGTAGGACACGCGCACCACCCGCATCACCAATTGTGCGATGCCCAGTTCTGTCCAAGTGAGTTTGAACACTTCCCCGATATTGAGGTTGGATGCCTGGCGGTTGGCAATCAGAGTGGCCTTGGCCAACGGTACCGAGAGTTGCTTAAGATCGCCCAGTGCAACCCGCGAAGCCAGGCTGCCATTAGCGATGCCGGGGTAGTCGACCGTAGCCGATGACACGACACCACCGGCCAGTTCGAGGGCCGCCAGATCATGCACCGTGATAGCGGCATCCTTGTCGGTCGACCGGTCGCGGTAGCGCACGGTGATCTGATTGACCAGTTCTGATTCAGCCGGTCGCGAGAAACTCTCCAACTCCAGGATGTTCGACGCATCGAGCACCAATAAGCTCGAAACGGTGTAGTCCGCCCTGGCCAGTTTCAGAACAAACTTGCCGGTGCGGGGATGCACGTAGAGCGTGCCGTCGATGTGGCGTAGCACCTCGGCGATGAATTCCTCCAAGGGTTGTTCGCGATCCCACAAGAGCGACAGGCCGTATTGTTCCGAGGACATCGTATTGACCGCCGCCTGGAAACTGGTGGAGTCGATTTCGCTCGCCGCATAGCCCAAACCCCACGCGGCGTTGTTCAGGCACTCATAGATGATGTGCGCCGGGTTGGCGTCCCCGTTGATGTTCCCACCGCCCAATGCTGCAGGCGCAGGAATGCGCCGCGCTTCGACGCTCCAGGGTTTGACGTAGGGATTCATGGCCGACAGCAGGCATTGCTGGGCAATGAGCGATACCACACCACGAAAGGCGGGAATGACGGCTCCGAGTTTCTGTTGCAGGTAGCCGGAAACCGTTTCGGTCGGCCCACCCATCTTGACCTCGACGTAGCCTTGCACGCCGCCCTCTCGGTTCTCCCCACCAAAGAGTTCGGGTGCGTTGATGTAAATCGTCTGCGAGGACGTGATGCTGCCACTCCAGGCCGTGCGTTCGCCGACGATGATCCGCGTCACCGCATCCACCGGCCCGTGGCATAGCGCTAGATGGAGCCCGGCGTAATAGCGATGGCCGACGACATAGGTGGATGATCCGCCACCGCCTTTACCGCCGCCGCCCATTTATGCTGTCTCCTGTTGCTGCACGTGCTGTTGTTCAACAGCATCTGCCAGCCGGCTGGCCATCGCATCGCCCGTAGCGCGCAACCAGTCGGTCGTCACACCTTGCTGCCGAAAATCGTCAAAGGTGACGCCCTCACGCGGGAACCACTTGCGCAGACCTGCGTTGCAATAGCCGAAGGCTTTGGCGTCGTCATGCGTCACGATCATTTCTTGCCTCCGCTACCCGACGATTGGCGAATCTCGGTAGTTTTGACGTCGCCATACCAGACCACGTTGGCCTGACGAATGACGCGCGTGCCGAACAGCACCGGTATGGGTTTCCCGGATTCCGCCACGGGCACATCGAGGTTGCCTGGTGTCGCGGCCGCCGGTTTCGGCGGTCGAGGGGTAAGCAGTGCGCCGATGACGGTCGTGATGACCCAGACGAGAATTTGTGCCCACATGACTCAGTCCTCAGACAATGGAATCCCCGGCGAACGGGTTCTTGACCGGAATCCACGGAAACCCGCCGAAATTGAGACTGTTGCCGAACTTGCTCTGGCAGGTGGAGAACGTCCGATCGCAGCCGGCAAACGCCTCGAAAGCCGCGCCAACGGAAAGTCCCGGCAGCACGGCTGACAGCGTGATGGTGTCGCCGGAGTGGTTGGTAATCATGCGCGGCACACCGGCGACCCGAAGATAGCCCCCGGTCAGCCATGCAGACGCCTGCGAGAGAAACGTACTGGAGGTCACATTCAAGCCAGTGAACGATCCCACCGTACCGGCGAGTTTGTACGCCTGGTTGTTCATCCCACAGCCCGGATCGAACAGTGCATGGCGGCAACCGGTCTGGTAGTGGGCACGCAAACCCGGCCGCTTCAATGCCGTGAAGATCGATTCACAACGGATCTTCGCGGTACTGCCGCTGAAAACGACAGAGGCGACACGCCCCTTCCACCAGGTGATGTACTCCGAATCACCGAGATGGTTGCGAAACAGCGTGATCGACACCACGCCGTTGGGCCGAGCCGCCGCGAAAAGTTGTGCCACGGCGAAGTCACGGGCGCACTCGAGGTCGATGCCATTCCGCGCAAACTCGGGCGATTGCTCGACTGCTGAGCGCCGAATCGCGGCGGGTACATAACTCTCAACCTGATACGTGATCGCCTCCCGGCCACTGGTCACCGTCCACACTTGCTGACTGAGCACGAAGCGGTAAAGCTCGATGGGCTGGCCGGCTGCCGCCGAGATTTCCTGTGTGTTGTAGGTCATGCTTTCACGCTNNGCATCGGGACGGATGCCTCGACCACNCTGTCCGTCTGCCAGTTAATCTCGATCTGGTCGGCGTCGAGCCGGGTCTTTTCCAGAAAGTAGATNGCGANCCAGTCCTCGGGGTTGGCGTCGAAACCGAANGACTGATTGATCGTCATTACTTCTTCGTCGCCGAGGGTTCCTGCCCCGAAACTTGAGATCGTGCGGAAATACCAGGTGCCGTTCTTGTAGAGGAANGCCGCNTCGGTGCGTCCCGGCATCGGGTTGAAATAGAGCGCGTAGCCGCGTGAAGCGANCGTCATCACNGTCTGGTTCGAGAGNATTTTTTTGACCGGGACGATGGANGCTTCCCAGGTNGGGTGCCAGAACGCNGTCAAGCGGCCNTGGCGGGCNGCNAGCCATGCCTTGAAGGCGGCGACTTCGGTACGGTTCTTGAAGATGTAGTCGAAGGATCGACGCACGAAGGGGCGTGCGGCGTGGTCATCCACCGCCGTGATTCCGGTGTCAAAATCCAGCACTTCGGCCAGTCGCCGGTAGTCACTGTCCACGTCGCGCACCCGGTTCGGTCGCGTGATCCAAACCGGGGTCGAATTGAAGGTGGTGGTCGAGTCCTGCTTGGTGATGGCCGTGGTGCCAGCGATATCGAATACCAGCCGGGCGGTGGCGATGGCGTCCGTCACCCGCGAGACCGCTTGTGTCACGCGCAGCCGCGCCGTGCGCGCCGGCGTCACAAACGCGCCTGCCGGCCAGGATTGCAGCAGGGGCTGCTTCAGTGTCACGGCGTTGCTCGCCACGGATAGCACCTCAGCCGCCTCGGTGTTGCGACTATCTGACCCGATCACCAAGAGGCCGTCAGCCTCGTATTCCAGATTCGTCGTGGTCAGCGGAATCACCGTGCTACCCGCCGTCACTGTGGAGGCCAGGACTCCTTTGTCGGGCCAGATGGGAAGTGCATAGACCCGCGCTTGCCAGGCCGATAGCAGCACGTCCAGAAGCGCCGCATCATCCCTGCCGACGAGAATCGAGAATTCCAGCGAACGGCGTGGTTTGGCACGCAAGCTGACCCGCTGCTCGGTGCCGTCGCGTGCTGTGAGCACATCGGTCGCCCACATCAGCCGTTCCAGCCAGCCGTCCGCCCAGTTGGGTTTGAGCCCGAACACCACCACGCGCCGGCCGGAGATGGACAGCGTCGGTTCTTCCTCCGGGAACTGAAAAATGAAATCGGCTTCGATCACCGGCGGCCCATCAAGGCTCACCGAGACGTTGTGCAGGCGGGACTCCAGCATGCCGTAGGTGGTCGGGGGATTGGCCGGAGCGGCAAGCGAGATGCCGCCATCGTTTTCCCCGATAACCGCCGTCAAGGTCTTGGAGGCAAAGTGGGCGTTCCACACCTCGACTTGGCGCATTTGCGTCGACAGCAGGTTGCCCAGCGCGATCGTGGCCGGCAGCAGATGGACGTGGTGATACCAGTCCTGTTCGAACTGACGAACCAGATTCCCCGCATACAGCGAAACGATCTCGCTGACCGGCAGGTTGTTGGTCATCGCGCCAGAATTGGGCGGGTTGCTGGCCAACGCTGCCGCATACGGCAGCGTCAAGGGTGCAGGCAGGAATTTGGCCGCCGCGCCATAGGCTGGATTGGCGGGCAATCCCGAGGGCAGGACAGCACCGGCGTAAGTCGTCATTTCAAGAACCCGTAGCCGCCGTAGCTCATGGTGAAAACCATCCAGTCATTGCCACCCAAGGTGACCACGTCCTTGTTTACGTACTGTCCGTTCATGCGCAGCAATCGCGCACCGGGCGCATAGCCCATCATCGAATAGAAGCCGCTGGGGGTCGGGCGACCGACTTCGATGGTGATCGGGTAAAGCGGAGTGACGCCGTTAAACGCAATCGGCGCATAGCCATCCAGTTGTCGCGCATAAGCGGAATAGAACGCCCGCGCGGCATCCACCCCCGGAGGTGCCGACCTTCCATTTGTTGGTGTTGCCATCGATATCGGCCCGCACATAGGTGCTGTAGGTATCCGACAGGAAGGCGCCGCCCGTAAATGCGCAGGTTTTTGTCATCGCCCCGAACAAGAATGGCGCATAGGTGGTGCTCGCGGTTTGCACGATGCAGTAACACCAGCCGTCACCGCCGAAGAGGAAGTACTCGGCACTGCCTGACAACTGCGACACCGAGTACGAGCCCGAGGCGACGGTCTGCGAGGCATAGGCCAGACCGCTGCTGAAACTGGTCGATCCGTAGCCCGCGATATAGCTCGCGTAGGAATGCAGGTTGACGTATTGCCCGGTGGCCGCATGTTGTAAATGCAAACGGAAATACCCTGCATCCGCTTGATACATCAATTGCGCATAGCCGCAGGAGCCGGTGGAGAAAATCCGAATCTTGTCGAGCAGGTCGTTGGCCGAGGTGGTGATGCCAGACTGGAATGCCATCGATTACCTCACGCGAGCCTCAAGGCCCAGTAGTCGCTGTAGCCGGTGCGATATACGTCTTGCACTACCAAGTGATCCACGCCGCCGACCGAGATGATGTTTTCGGCGGCATTGGCGTAGCCCGGGACAGCGAAGCAGCCATCCATTTCGCCGAGGCCAAGCAGGACGAAGGGCAGTAACGGATAGGAGCCGTCCGGGCATTCGCGCATCGTTCCGCCCCAACTGCTCGGCCACATTGCCGACACGCCAGTCCAGACCCCGGTCGGTGCGTAGTAGGCACCCGAGTACCCGGACGACTTCGGCAGATGGTTGCGGTAGGTGTAACTGTTGCTCCAGCGCGTCGAGCCGTTGTAGGTGCCGCCGACCAACATGGGATACGGGTATTGCCCGGGTGTGGCATAGGGCAGGAACAATCCCAGGTGCATCATTTCGTAATAGGTGCCGGTTTTGGCGACCATGACGATGCGCCGGCCATTGGCGACGATCCAGTACGGCATGGCAGACGCCATGAGGAGCGCATAGAACGCACTACTCGGGGCGTACTGCCCGTCGAACGTCTGTACCGGATTCCACCCAACGAAGCCGCGCAACTTCCAGTTGCCGTAGTCGGCTCCGGCTTCCGACAGGATTCCGACGTTGATCTGGTCAGTGCCAGCGAGCCCGGGCCCTTGCAGCACCAGTTCCGCCGGTGGCCCGGGTACCCAGCGCAGCACCGACCAGCGCTCGCCGGCGGGCAGCATGTCTTGCGTGACGAACTGCTTGAGGCGGTTCAGCAGATCGAGATAGTCGGTAGCGGTGCCGCTGGTAAATGCCATGGCTTACCTCAGTAATTCGCGCACGGCCGAGCCGTTGCGAGAGAGCACGTTGAGAATGGTTTTTTCACCGGCGGCGGAGTTGAGATAGTCACCGGCCATGCCGGGGTCAATGACATTCACGATGCGCACGGATTGCGAGGGCGCAGCCGTGGGCGCTGGCGATACCGCCGGCACTAAGCCACCGTCCGCGAAGGCCAGTCGCTGTCCACTCCACCGAGGCGCGAAGAGCCCGCCATTCAATGCGTGCAGGAACTCGACGCCGACGCGGCGCACGGCATCTGCCCGCAGCACATATTCACCGGCAGAAAGCCGCGCCGGGATGGAATCACTGGTCGTCGTACCCGGGCCGGAGACATAACCACCACTGGCGAATCCTGCCCACTTGAAGAAGCCAGAGACCAGGCCGCCTAATCCACCACTGCCACCCTTGGTCCATACCGCCGAACAACGTCTTCGGCNNTCTTTTGCGCGGCAATGCGGTTGATGGCCGAGAGCACGGATCGGGCAAAATCACCAAACGCTTCTGAGGCCGATTTCGCGCCCGAGCCGATCTGTTCGAACATCGTACTGAAGGCATTTTCCACATCGCCGTTGATGCGGGTGGCCACGTCATCCGCTACGGTCTTGAGACCGGCCACTTCCACCTTGAGCCGGGACACCCGGTTGATGGCTTCCTCCGATCCAGTGGCAGCGGCGAGCGCCTGCATCTTGGGAATCATGCCGTCCACTTCGGTGGCAGTCTGTTGATGCAAAGCCAGCACCTCGCGCCGCATCTGCGCCTCGGTAATCATCCCGGCATCCTTCTGCACTTGGAGTTCCCGTTCGCGGATACTCATGCGGTCGGTGACGTTCTGATACTGACGTTCGAGTTTGGCCAGTTCCGCCATGTCCGCTTCGACGTTGATCAAACGTCCGACATCGGCCGCACCCGTGGTGTCGCCCATGCGTTGCAGTTTTTCGATGAGCGGCTGGTATTCGCGCTCGAGCCGGGTGCGGGTGACCTCGCCGCCGGCCCCGCCACGGATCTCGGCCATGCGGTCGCGCACGCGAGCCAACTCGTCCGCCAATTCCTTCTCGGCCTTGGCGGCGGCATGCGCGTTGGCGATCTCGACTTCGCCGCGCTTCATGTTGAGCACGGTGATCTCGCCCTCGAGCTTCTTCACCTCGGCTTTGGCGCGCAGGCGCTGCGCGTCATCCTTGCCACCGACAGCCACTGCTGATTGCGCCGTCAGTTCCCGCTGCTTTGCCGCAAGTTCCTGGTCGATGGCCTGCTGCTCGATCTGCGTCTTCCGGGCGTAGTAGTCACGCACGGACACCAGCCGGTCGTCGAGTGATCGGTCGAGGGTGGCTTTTTGTAGATCGAGACCTTCCTTCAGGACTTTGAATTCGGACTCGGCTTGCGCCTTGACCACGGCGAGTTGTGCACCNGTCGTGTCCTTTTCGGTTCCGCCNGTGGCTTTCTTTTCGCACTTNCCATTCACCCATTGCCCACCCGATACGACGCAGGCNATGCGCTGCATGTCCTCGGTCGGCTTGCCGNTAGGGNTTTTGGCCTCCGGNCGGGCGGGTTCGGTCAGNGATNTGAGACGCCCCTGTGCNGCCGCGAGTTCTTGCTCCCATTGCNCGAGGTTGCGGCGCAGNGTGGNCATCGCACCNTCGTTGAACTTGACGTCGAAGGGCATGAACGGCACCGGTGCCTTGCCCGACTCCACCTTCTGGCGGGTGGNATCGACCAATTCCTGAATGCGTTTGATCTCGTCTCGCGCCTGCTTGATCTCGGTGCCGTTGAAGATCAAATTGCCGACTCCGCCGAGGCCCACCCACAGAGCCTTGAGCGTCCCGGCTTCGTTGGCCGCCTCGCGCATGGCGTTGGTGATGTTGGTCAGTTCCGGCAGGAAATCACGTGCCAACGAAATGCCGAGCGATGAAGAAGATGCTTTGAGCGCAGTAAGGTTGTCGTTGAACACTTCCGCCGAACGTGCCGTCTCGGTGGTCAGCTTCAATCCCAGTCGCTCGGCTTCCGCCGTGAGTTGACTGATGCCAGCCGCCCCCTGGTTCAAGAACGGAATCATGTCCATCCCACTCTTGCCGAATATCTTGACGGCCAGCGCTGTCTTGACCGCCCCGTCTTCGAGATTGGCGAAGACATCGGCCACCTGCAGCAGCACCGCCTCGGTCGACTTCATGCCGCCGTCGGCATTCTTGACTGAAATACCCAGTGCGTCGAACATCTGCGCCCCGTCGCCGATGCCTGTATTGGCCTCGGTGATGTTTTGCGATAAGCCCTTGATGCCCTTCTGCAAGGTCTCCAGGCTCACGTCCGACAACTGCGCGGCAAAGCGCAAGGTCGACAGCGCCTCCACCGAGATGCCGATCTTCTGCGAGAGCTTGTTGAGATGATCTGCCGAGTCGATGGCGCTCTTGATCATGGCGGCGAAGCCAGCCACCGAGAGCGATACTCCCAGGCCCGCCAACAGCCCCTTGACGCGGTTCGACTCGTCGCCGAGTTTGCCCAGGTTGCCGCGAATCGAGTCGAACGCCGACCGGGTCTGATCGACAGCGGTAATCAGCAGTTGGGCGCGGTCTTGAGTCATGTCTTAGATCTTGTGTAGTTGCGCTTCGATGGCACGGGCGAGTACGGGTAGTTGTCCCCGCACGGCGCCTTCCAGATCGAAGCGACGTTTCATGGCGACCTTTGGCACCAGGACGGCAATGGGGATTTCCTGGCCGCGCTTTACGCTTTTGGTGCCCGTGCGTTTTCGTTCAGCCCGTTTGAATCGCGCCAGTGCTGACGCGTTTTCACGCAGGTTTTCGGCCATCACGATGACGCGACCGTTTTTCTGAATGAAATACGCATTGCCGGAACGAATCAGCGCATCAATCACGCGCTTGAACGCGCGGCGGCCAATGCGACGACCTTCTTCGGTGAGCGGAATCAACATCCGGCCAGAGATCGTTCCACCACGGACATGGATACCCAACCACGGAATCTTCGAGCCGATGAGGACAGCCGGCAATTTGTCAGAATTGCGGTCATAGACCTTGGCGCGGAGCGAATTCAGGAAGGCAGATTTCTTTACTGTGAAATCGGTCTTCATCTTGCTGCGCACGACATCGGCCACGACCTTGCCGCCGTCACGCATGCCCGTGGCCACGGCCTTGTGAATGGCGACCTGCTTTTGCCGCGTCCAGGCATCGAGCGTAGATTTGTCGAGGAGACCGGCGGTGGTCAGGGATATCTTAAGCATCGAGGCCTCTGAGCAACTTCTTGATGGCATCACTGCTGCCCTGTGCGCCCACGCTCACCACCGTCAGTAGATTCGCGAGCCGCCGTGACTCCTGCCGCTCTATGGCGTTAATGAACGCATCGACTTGCGCCAGGGTGTAATTCAGGACGCTGGCGTAGGCATGCCCGCTGCTGATCAGCCGCTGGAGCGCATCGCTCCAGGCATCCGGGTTCCGATGCGTGTGGCAGTCTCGGTCAGGCTCGGCAGCAGGCGCCGGATAAAAAAATCGGCATTGACCTCGAACACCGCTTCAGCCAAACGAACCGCCTCGTCGAGATCCAGGCCAACCACCCACTCGGTGGGACGACGACTGGCGATGGAGACCGCTTCGATGACGGCTTCACCGTGCTCGGCAAGCAACGCTAGCCAGTCGGGAGAGGCGGACAGGCAGCCTGCTACCGGGCGAACGGCGCGAGCGAATGCGGGAACTTCGCCAACCTTGATCGGCGTGAGTTCGATCCGTTCGCTCCCGATCATGATAGAAGTCACCACCGGCGGCAGAGCAGCGAAGGTGTCGAGGTTCATCACAGGAGCACCAACCGGCCAAACTGGCCAAGCGCACCGGCCGCCGCCTTGGTGAGATCCGCCAGCACTTGGCCCGACAATTCGAACTTCATCAAGTCCGTGCCGATCACCGACAAGTCCTTGGTCGGATTGATGGCCACCCGGTAGAGATCGATTACGACTTCCTTGTTGGCGTCCGCCGTGTTCAGGCCCTCGAAGCGCACCCAGCGCTCAGCCAGCGGCTGCGTGAACATCGCGGTGACGCTGGCGGCCCCATAGCTGTAACTGGCCCCGATGGCACCCGTGACACCGGTGATGTCGGTAAACATGATCGAGCCGTGTTTGGCGTTGACCGTGTATTTGCCCGCCGCCACGGTCGTGGCACCGGCCTTTATCACGACGGTCGAGACGTTTTGTTTGCCGAGCAGATAGAGCTTGCCGAGTTCCGCTGCCGCGATGACCGGCTCGTCGGTGACGGTGCCTGTAGTCACGACCGTGGTGGAGCCGTAGAGTGCCAGTTCGAGATTCGACTGAATCAGTTCCTCGAGCGTGCAGGCAAACTCACCCTTCTTGGTCTTGATGAGTTGCAGATCGGTCAGCCGCTGTCCAGATTGAGATTCCTGATGCTCCAGGGTTTCCACCGAGAGGGACACCTTGAGGTCGGGAACGTTACCGACGAAGGTGAGCCCCTGCGGATTGCCGTTGCTGTCTCGCGCGCCGATGAAGACGCGTCCTTGTCCTGAAAAATAAGCCATGGATCACTCCTGAGTGGTGTTGGATTGCTGGGTGGGTTGGGTGGCATTGGCGGCGACAGGCTGAGCAACGTCGATCTCGCACAGCCACTGCCCAAGGTCATCCGCCAGATCGATGGTTTCACCGGGATCGCGCATCGTGCCGGCATGTTCGTGGGGTTTCAGTAGGACGATTTGCATGCGATCAGCCCTGAGAAGTGAGGTCATGTACCAGCGTGCGATAGGTGATCTGGTAGCGCGCCGGAATGGCGGCAGCCGTGGCATCGGCATCCTCGATGTCCCAATCGCAGTCCAGTTCCTGAAGTCCCAAGCACAGACCGCCAAAGTTGGCATCGACAAATAGGGCAGCATGAGCGGCGACCTGCAGACGATCGGCAATGGCTTCGGCGGTTTCCGCTTCGGTTTCCCGTGCCAAGGCCACCAGGCGCACGATGAGATGGCGCTCGATGCGATCGTTGGCGCGCTGGGCGATCGACTCTGCTTCAGGGAAGAGCAGCAAGGCCGGACTCGCATCGCGACTGATGGCGGCGGTCGGCGAGCGTTTGATCTGCGCACCTTCCGCGTGCGCCAGGGGAGTGAGCCGACTAACGATCTCCTGCAATAGCCGTTCTCGAACGGATGTGGGCATTTGATTCTCCGAATGAATACGTAAAATGGGCGGCAAGGATCAGGGGGAAAGAAACCAGCATGGCCACCGCCACCAAAACCAAAAAACATCGCAGCAGCCAGTCGACGCCCGACCACTACACGATTCGTGTCGAACTTCTGGGCATCCGGCCGACGATCTGGCGTCGCATTCACTTGGACGGCCGGACCCGGCTCGATGCCCTGCATCACATCCTCCAGGCCGCGATGGGCTGGTCGGACTCGCATCTGCACAAGTTCGATATCCGGGGCAAGCACTACGGTGTTCCCGATCCCGAGTTCACCGATCCCGGCTGGGAATTGCTGGACGAGAAAAAGTACCGGCTCAACCAATTGCTCGCCGAAGGGGACACCTGCGACTACCTCTACGATTTCGGCGATGGCTGGCAGCACCGGATCACGGTCGAGGCAATCAAGGACGTCAAGCCAACGCCGAGCGAGGGCGGGTTCGCCTGGGTCGAGGTCGGCGAACGCGCCTGTCCGCCCGACGATGCGGGAGGCTCAGGCGGCTATCAGGACTTCCTCGACCGGCTGGAAGACGATCCCTACGGGGACGAAACCAAAGCCTTCCGGGAATGGGCTGGCCTGGACTTCGACCCCGATCGTTTCGATCGCCAGGCCGTCAATGCCACGATCGCCCGCATGCTCTGGAACGGCTGGATCAAGATCGGTCCCTAAAGCCGGGTGAGTGTCGCCCGGCACTCAGAGCCGTCCCCGATGGCCCTGACTTCACGGACGCGATAAGTCACGCCACCGATCACGAGTTCGTGACCGCTATCCAGAACCGTCGCATCGACCGGGTAGCGGATCGCGTAGTCCGAAGACAGGCCCAGGCCATCGAGCACCTCCACATCGGGAGCGCGGAAGTCGACCAGAATTTCCGTGCCCCCGATGACAGCCGGCGTAAGCAGTCCCGCGCGGCCTGCGGCAGCGTAAAGGTCGACAAGCGAGACCATTACGACATCGTCAGTTTCACCAGCACGCCGGGGCGATGACACATCGGCAGCGGGTTCGACTGGGTGTGAAGGTCGGTGCCGCGTTCGAACTTGCGCGGCTCCTGCTTGGCGTAGATCGACTGCCCCAGGGTATTCACCGTCTCGTTAAAGTCGGCCGGGGCCACATAGGTGCCAAAGGTGTCGATGGTGCCCAGCGGGAAGCAATGCGCTTCACCGGCTGCAATGAAGCGCCGCGTCGCGCCGTTGCCATCGGTGGCCTGACCGCGATACTCCTCAAAGACGATGCCGCCGAAGGTGAAACCAGCGCGCACGTCATCCCGCAGGATCGCGCCTTGCTGGTAGTTCTCGTAGGCTTTCTCGACCACCGGGTGGGCGATGAGTTTTTCGAAGAACTCGGGAGAGCACAGGCAACGCACCGCCGTCATGAACTCGCCGCGCAGGTTGTCTTCGATGTGCGCCAGGACATCGACGCACTTCTGNCGAACCTTGGTGGCATCGGTCGTCAAGGCGAAATTGACCGTCTTGGGCGTGATCTGGAACTCGCCGTAGAGATCGTAAAGCGTGGAGCCATCNGCATCCAGGATCACCCCTTTGAGNGCGCCCATGCGCAGGTGCTCCAGGGTGATCGCNTGCTTGTTCCGCATCGTTTCCAGATGACGCGCCATCACNCCNGCGATGGTCTCCAGTTCNGTTTCGGAACCGAAGGCGCGCANGCCCTGGACTTCCTCGGGCAGCACCACATCGTCGTGCGGAATGTGCGGGATCACGAAGGAGCGCATCTTGCGCTTGTCGCGACTGCCCACGGTTCCAGGGCTACCCACCGGCAAGGTCGGCAGCAGGTTCAGCACCCCATTTTTTTCCTCGACGAGGATTTGACGGAAGCGCACCGGACGAACCGGAAACAGATTGAGGGATTCGAGCCGGCCATAGCGGTTCGGCAAGTGGTTGATGGCGGCCGTGAGATTCGCCATCGTGAAGGCGGGATTCGAGAACGGGTTCTGCAT